CAACGTGTTTTAATTAACATTAGGTATATTCGGCACTGCATACGTCTTGCAACACCATGCAACTAAACTAGCAGGGTGTTACATTTTGAATAATGCAACAGATGCAGTAGTGAATATCGAGGAGAACACTATGAGTACAGACAACGTAATACCAATAGAACCAAAAACTTTACTACAACAACAGCTTGACGAATTAATTAAGGTTGGCGTAGGTGGTAAATTTAAGAACCAAAACTCAGATGACTATGTAAAAAAGATAGCAGAAGAAATAGCTTTTGAAGAAGCTATGATTAGAGGTGGTATTACAAGATACCAGAAACTAATCACTGAAGCTATTATAGGTGGTCAAGAAAGCACAACCATTTATGGCATAGTTCTTCAGCAAAAATATATCACTGCTTTATCACAGATGATTAATTCTGAGGTTAAATCAATGACTTCAGGACAAGCAGGTAATAGGCAAACAGCTTTAAAGCTATTGTGCCAATGTCTACCAAAATCAGCATTTATTAACGAGGAGTTCATAACGAACAATCCTAATGTATGGGACACAGTAAGTCTTATTGGATTGAAGAATGTGATAGATGGTATCTCTGCTGAAACAACTCTGAATAAGTTAGCTATTAAATTAGGCACAGCTCTAATGTTAGAAGCTAAAATAACCATCTTTAAAGATGAGGAAAAAGATAAGTACAATCAAATAGCTAAAAGACTGACTGGTAAGAATATACCACAGAACGCTAACAGGTATCTTTATAAACGTAAAGTTTGGACTTACTGTATGAATAAGCACAAGCTACAGTTTGATGATTGGAGTAAGGAAAATCAACTGCATCTAGGTGTTAAGATTGTTTCTTATTGCGAAGCGTTAGGATTAGTTAAACATCAAAATAGAAAAACTAGAAGAACCAAAACTGTTTGTTATGTGGAAGCTACACCTAAAATCATAACTGAAATAAGAAACTTTAATATTAAGAACGAAGCCTTGTTTCCTAAATACCTACCAATGTTAATGCCACCAAGAGATTGGGAGAACCCATTTGTAGGTGGATATTATGGCAAAAAGCATAATTACAAACAGCAATCAGCAAAAGACATAAGTCAATCAATCAATAAGGAGAAAAAATAATGCACTACAATTTCGTCAAGGCAACTAACAGAAGATACTTAGAAGAACTAAAAAATATGGCTCATGAGATGCCTGTTGTTTACCAAGCAGTAAACACCATGCAACATACGGAATGGGTAATTAATAAACCTGTATATGAGGTTATTAAAGAATGTATGGATAATGATTTCCCATTAGGGAAGCTACCAGTTAATCCAGATACATTAGAACTTCCAGTTAAGCCTGTAGATATTTCTACTAATCCTGAAGCATTAGTTAAATGGAAAAGAGAAGCATCTAAAGTATATTCAAATAGAGCAAAACAAAACTCTAAGTTTATTCAGGTAAGACAAATCATGGAAGAAGCTAAAATGCTTTTGGATAAAGGTGGTTTCTTTTATCCATATCAATTAGACTTTCGTTCAAGGGTATATCCTAAACCTGCAATGTTAAGTCCACAGTCTGCAGATTATTCTAGAGCTTTATTAACTTTTAAATTCGGAAAAAGAATTGGAGATAATTTTGATACACTTGCAATAGCAGGTGCAGGATTATTTGGAGAAGTTGATAAAGAAGAATTACCAATAAGAGTACAATGGATAAAAGATAATATGGAAAAAATTATTCAATGTGCAACTAAACCATTAGAATATACTAAGTGGGCAGATGCGGATAAACCTTTTTGCTTTCTTGCTTTTTGTTATGAGATGAAAGCGTACAGTGATACAGAGTTTGATAGTTCATTTATAACTACACTACCTATTCAGGCAGACTGTAGTAATTCTGGTCTACAACATTACTCAGCTATGATGAGAGATGAAGTAGGTGGTCAAGCTACTAATCTATTACCAAGTAAGAAACCTAGTGATGTCTATAATTTAGTAGCAATTAAAGTTATTGAAAAACTTAAAACTAAAGCTAATGAGTTTGCTAAGAAATGGACAGCTTATGGAATAAATAGAAAAATCTGTAAAAAACCAGTGATGTGCTTACCTTATTCATTAACTAGGTATTCATGCAGACAATATCTAGAAGACCATGTTGTTAAGGAGTTAAATGAACGTGGTACTAAACATGAGTTTGGAGATGATTTATTTAAGGCTACATCTTATTTAACACCTATTGTTTGGGAAAGTATTAATGATGTTGTTGTTAAAGCCAGAGACATTATGGATTTTCTTAAATCTATTTCTAGATTAGTTGCATCAGAAAACTTACCTGTGTGTTGGACAACACCATTAGGATTTCCAGTACAAATGATGTGTTACAAAAAGGAAAGTAAAAGAGTTAAAACTAAAATGGGCGACAGCATTGTAAAATTATCTGTTGCTTCTGAAACTAATGTAATTGATAAAAGGAAAACTGCACAAAGTATATGTCCTAATTTTATTCATTCATTAGATGCTTCTGTTTTACAATTAGCTGTAGTGAAAGCTAAAGAAGCAGGAGTTGATAATTTTAGCATGATACATGACAGCTTCGGTTGCACTGTTCCAGAAAATAAAATAATGGCAGATGCAATACGTGATAGTTTTTGTGAGATATATAAAGAAGATGTTTTACTTAACTTTGCAAATCAGATGAAGCAAATGTTATCTGATAAAAATTTAAAGAAGTTTCCTGAAATGCCAGTTAAAGGAAACCTTGATTTAGAGGAAGTTAGAAAATCTATATTTTTCTGTATTTAACTCTATCCACTGCTTCATATAAAGTTCCCCTTATAGCTAACTGAACAAGTAGTTAGCCAATAAAAACAAAGGAGCAATATGAGTAATATAATACCAACACAGGTTAGTGTAGCAGGCGAAGCTATATACCCACATCTTGTAAAACCAGATGTTCGATTTAACGAACTTGGAGAATACAAGGTAACTTTAAAGGTTAGCAAATCAGACGCTACAGCAATGGTCAAAAGTATAGACCAGGCGATAGTAGACAGTCTTGCTAAAGCTGAAAAAGAAGCAAAGGGTAAAAAAGTTAAAGAAGCACCTAAACCTTATACTGAAGAAAGCAATTTTGTTTTCTTTAAATTTAAAATGAAAGCGTCAGGCGTTAATAGAAAAACACAAGAAAAGTTTTCTCAACGACCTATACTTTTAGATGCCAAGAAAAATCCTATATCTGCAGACGTAAGTATATGGGGCGGTTCAATAATGAAAATTGCATATCAAGCTGTAGCATACTTCACACCAATGTTAGGTGCAGGAGTAAGTCTGCGATTGAAACAAGTTCAAGTTATTAAACTAGTTGAGGGCAAACAAGACAATCTTTTTAAAGAAGAAGATGGTTTTGAAACAAAAACAATAACAACTGAACAGGCTAAATCTGATGTCACACCCACAGTACAAACGAGTTCGGATTTCTAAAACAGTTGAATTAAAAAGTGGTTTAGAGGAAGCGATTTATAACTACCTAAAAAACAATAAAGTACATTTTGTTTATGAGGGTATGAAAATTAAGTTTGAATTACCAACTCAACAAAAATCATACACACCTGACTTCCCAATAAATAATAATTTTATTGTGGAAGCTAAGGGTGCATTTAATTCAGCAGATAGAAAAAAGCACAAGTTAATAAAAGAACAACACCCAGAATTAGATATTAGATTTATTTTTTCCAATTCAAAAACAAGAATAGGAAAGAAATCTTTAACTACTTATGGAAAGTGGTGTGAACTATTTAAGTTTAAGTTCCACTGTATTCAATCAACCAAAACACCATTCCCAGAAGAATGGCTAACCGAAATAAAGGCTACACAACATGCGAGAAGAAACTAAATATATTGTAATTCATTGTTCTCAAACGAGACCAAGCCAAGATATAGGTGCTAAAGAAATTGACAGATGGCACAGAGAAAGAGGGTGGCTAAAAATTGGTTATGCAACTGTCATTAAAAGAGATGGAACTATAGAACAAGGTCGTGAAGATGATGAAGTACAAGCCGCAGTACAAGGCTACAATCATACAAGTTTTAATCTCTGCCTAATTGGTGGAGCTAAAGAAGAAAATTGGAAAGAACCTGATGACAACTTTACAGGGGAACAATTTGAAAGCCTTAAAAAAGAATTAGAAAGATTAGTTTTAAAATATCCTGATGCACAAATTGTTGGACACAGAGATTTAGACGACAAGAAATTCTGTCCATCACTTGATATTAGAAAATATTTATTAAATGAAGACATTAAAAATTATAAGTTTTCAGATGGTTTAACTTCAGAACAAGACTTGCAAGAGTTACGAGATGATGGAGAAATCTGATGACAAGTTTATTCGTCATGCACCTTGTCTAAACTGTTCAAGTAAAGATAATTTAGCTATATACGAAAATCATTCGTATTGCTTTGGTTGTAACGAACACACAACATTCAACAAAGATAATCAACCAACAACAACAATTACACGAAAGGTATTTAAAGAAATGATTACAGGTAAAAATAACGCATTACCTGCAAGAAAAATAAATTCTGCAACATGCAAAAAATTTAATTATGAGACTGGAATACATAATGGCAGGAATTGCCATATATCTAATTACTACGACAAACATTATAGTTTGGTAGCACAGCATCTAAGATTTGCTGATAAATCATTTATTTGGTTAGGAGATACAGACAAGATTACTTTGTTTGGTCAGAATTTATGGCGTGATGGCGGTAGGTCAGTAATTATTACTGAGGGAGAAATTGATGCAATGTCTGTTTCCCAAGCTCAAGGTAATAAATATCCAGTCGTATCAGTTCCATCAGGTTCAGCTTCAGCAAAAAAATATATTAAAAGAGAATTAGAATGGTTAAGTAAATTTGAAAAAGTCATTCTTATGTTCGATAATGATGAAGCAGGTACAAAGGCTTCAGTAGAATGTGCGAACATATTACCAGTTAGAAAAGCATATATAGCCAAACTACCTATGAAAGATGCTAATGAATTATTAGTAGCTAATCTAGGTACTAAAATTATTGATAGTATGTGGGAAGCTAAAGCGTTCTCTCCTGCAGGTATTATACAAGGTAGTGAAACAAAAGATTTACTTTTAAAAGAAGAACATATTGAAACCTTTCCTTATTGTTGGAATGGTTTAAATAAAAAATTAGGTGGAATTAGATTAGGAGAATTAAATTTACTAACTGGTGGTACAGGCACAGGTAAATCACAAGTTTGTAGAGAAATTGCACATCATTTAATTAAACAAAATATTAAAGTTGGATATATTGCTTTAGAAGAAAGCGTAAAGCGAAGTGTTCAGGGTCTTGTTTCAATTCCATTAAATAAATTAATTCATATACCAGAAGTTAAAAAGAATACTTCTGAAGAAGAAATTGTAAAAGCATGGGAGCAAGTAAAAGATAATGTTTGTTTCTACGACCATTTTGGTTCGTCAAATTCTGATGACCTGATGAATAAGATTAGGTACATGGTTAAGGCATTAGATTGCCAAGTTATATTTTTAGACCATATCTCAATAGTTATATCAGCATTAGAAGATGGAGATGAAAGAAGATTAATAGATAACACTATGACTTCACTAAGAAGATTAGTGGAAGAATTAAAATGTGGAGTATTTATAGTTTCACATCTTAAACGACCAGAGGGAAAAATTTCACATGAACAAGGTTTACAAGTTAGTCTTGCACACCTTAGAGGTTCACATTCTCTTGCAACCATACCAAACCAAATTATTTCATTTGAACGTGACCAACAATCAGAAACAGAAAATAATATTTTAATTTGTAGAGTTTTAAAAAATAGATTTAATGGAGATACAGGAATTGCTTCAACATTATTCTATAACAAAGATACAGGTCGTTTATCTGAGGGAGACTTTGATGAATGAAAAAATTTTAACTAAATTTATTTTATCTTTCCTATTAGAGAAACCAGATTATTTAGAATTATCTACAACACAACAGCAGTTAGTTTTTGAAACATCTAAAACTATTATGACTGCAATTTATAACGCAATTAAATATGACAATGTTTATCCAGTTATAATGTGTGGAGATACTGAAGCTAAAAAAATAATAACAAAAGCAATCAAATCAATCTTACACATATCACCAAGCACC